AACTACAGAATTTATAGAAAAATCTAAAAAAGCAATAGATACTATTGACAAAAATATGGACACTATAAATAAAATACGAAAAGCTTTACAGGCTTCTCAAAAAACAGCAGAGGCTGGTAGAAAAGCTAATGTGATAGCTTCTGCTTTGAATCCATTAACAGCTGCACTTGGGTATGCGGCTGAGTTTGTGGTTAAACAATTAGAAAATGAAGAGAAAGGATTGAGAAATGTTACTAAAGTAGTTCCAAGTATCACTACAAATTATAAGAATTTTTTATCTCGAGCTACAGCAACAATAGCAGCTGCGCTGGCGGCTAAAGCATTGAAAGAAAAAGTTAAGAAAGATAGAACAAATATGGTTGGTTAATATATTTATATAAAACAGTAAGGAGTTAGTTATGGCTAAAACATCAAAATTAGTTAGTTTAATTAAAGAAATAGTTAGACAAGAAGTACAAAAAGAAGTTAAACAGATATTTATTAAGGAAGGAATGAAGTCTATGGCTCAACAAGCTACTTTAGTAGAAGATAATGTTGTAGAGGTTCTTCCTAAAAGAAAACCCAAACCTAAAGAAAAAGTTTCATATACAAAAAATCCTGTACTAAATGATATTTTAAATGAAACAGCTAATGCTGAAGAAATGGATGAATATCCAACTATGGGTGGTGGAACATTTGACAGTACAAAGATGGCACAGGCTATTGGTTATGGAAATACGATGGGTAGTGCTGAAGACAAAAGGAAAATGGGAGCAATACAAACTGCTCAAGCAGCCGGTGTTGATACTTCGAACAAAGCAGTACAAGATGTGATGGGTGATTTAACAAGAGATTATAGAGATGTAATGAAAGCGATAGATAAGAAAAAAGGTAAATGATGAGCGTAATAGCAAACGATTTAAATGAAGATGTGTATATTGGTGTAGGGTTACCGTTAAATCACAACAAAGATGGTTTCTTTAATAGAACAAAAACATCTTTAGAACAGACAAAATCTAATATTGAAAATCTTCTACTTACAAGAAAAGGGGAAAGATTAGGTAATCCAAATTTTGGATCTAACCTGTTTGCTGTTTTATTTGAACAAGAAGGAGATGATATAGAAAGTAAAGTAGAAGAAGCTATTCGTTATGCTATGAGTGAATTTTTACCTTTTGTAATAATAGATAATATAGAAACTAAATTTTCTGTTAGAAATAATAACGCTATAAATGTTTCTATGCAATTTTCTTTGAACGTGGATACAACCTCTTCAGAAAATGTATCTATTGATGTGACAAATTATTAAGGAGATAGGCAATGCCATATTCTACACCTAAAAAATCAGTAAAGGAAGTTAGATATCTAAATAAAGATTTTACATCTTTTAAAAGTAATTTAATAGAATTTGCTAAAATATATTTTCCAAATCAGTATAATGATTTTAATGAATCTTCTCCAGGTATGATGTTTATAGAAATGGCTTCGTATGTGGGTGATGTTCTTTCCTACTATGTAGACAATCAGTTTAAAGAAAGTTTACTGGCTTTTGCTGAAGAAAAGAAAACTATTTATAATATGGCACAATCTTTGGGTTACAAACCAAAATTAGCAACAGCAGCTTCGGTTGGTTTAGACATATTTCAAACAGTACCAGCAACATCTACAGGAGAAGGAGATGGGTTTCAAACAAATCCTGATTTAAGCTATGCTGTAAGTATTAAAGCTGGGATGGAAGTTTTATCAGAAACAGGTGTTTCTTTCATTACAACAGAAGATTGTAATTTTAAATTTTCAAGTTCTTACGACCCAATGAATATTTCTATTTATGAAAGCTCTGGAGATACACCAGTAACTTACTTATTACAAAAATCAATTAAGGCTTCAAGCGGAAATGTTACTACAGAATATTTTCAATTCAATGACGCTGAAAAATATAAAAGAATAGCTTTAGCTAACACAGATGTAACTGAAATTATTTCTTGTACAGATAGTGATGGAAACAGTTGGTATGAAGTTCCTTTTTTAGCTCAAGATACTGTATTTTCGGATATGGAAAATTTATCAACCAATGATGACGAATTGTATACATATGCTGACCAAGCTCCGTATCTACTGAAACTTTTAAAAACCGCAAGAAGATTTACAACTTTTATTAGAGAAGATGGTAAAACTGAAATAAGGTTTGGTGCTGGAACATCGGATAGTCCTGATGAAGAAATTATTCCAAATCCTGATGAAGTAGGTTCGTCTTTGCCAGGTTCACCATCCTACCTAAATACGGCTTTCGATCCTTCTAACTTTTTAGCAACTAAAGCATATGGACAAGCTCCATCTAATACCCAACTAACTATTCGATATAGATATGGTGGTGGTGTTAGTAATAATGTTAGAGCTAATAGTCTTAGAAATGTACAATTCTCAAACGTAACATTAGATGAGACTGGATTATCGACTGCTTTAGTTACTCAAACACAAAATTCTGTTGCTGTAAACAATCCTTTACCCGCGTCTGGTGGTAGAGGTGTTGAAAGCGTAGTAGAGGTTAAGAATAACGCTCTAGCTTACTTTCAAGCACAAGCAAGAGCTGTAACTAAAGAAGATTATATTACGAGAATTTATGCTTTACCCGCAAAGTATGGTAATGTTGCTAAAGCTTACATTGTACAAGACACACAATTAGATAGTCAATCAGGAGCTAACTCAGATAGTAGAGTTATAAATCCATTAGCACTTAACTTATATGTATTAGGATTTGATGCTGGTAAAAGATTGGCTAATGTAAATCAAGCAGTTAAAGAAAATATACAAACTTACCTAACACAATTCAGAATGGTTACAGACGCTGTAAATATAAAAGATGCTTTTATAATTAATATAGGTGTTAGTTTTAGTTTACTGACTAAAAGTGGATACAATAAAGAAGAAGTTGTATTACGAGCAATACAAAAAGTAAAAGACTTTTTTAACATAGACAAATGGCAAATTGGACAACCTATTGTACTAGCCGATTTAGCATACCAAATATCTTTAACAGATGGAGTTTCTGCTGTAGTTCCACCTGAAGATAATAATCCAAATGGTTTACCTGTACTGATAAGCAATAAGTTTAAAGAATCAGAAGGATATTCTGGAAATGTTTACGACACAGCCACAGCAACTAAAGGTGGTGTGGTTTATCCGTCACTAGACCCAAGTTGCTTTGAGTTAAAATTTGCTAACGCTGACATAGAAGGTCGTGTAGTCGGTGATTCGGCTGGAAGTCCTGGTAATTCTAATGGAGGGTCTTACTAATGAATTATTTTATTTTTCCTGAATCAGATACAACCATATATCAGGCAACTGGTAGTTCTAATACTGGTCTTGATGAGATATTAGAAGTAACAAAAACTATGAGCACTGCTGGCGGTAATGTAAAAGTATCTCGTGTTTTAATTAAATTTGACATAACTGATATTTCAGGTTCTATCGTAGACGGAACTATTACAAATCCAAAATTTTATTTAAATATGTATGACGCTAATTCTCAAAATTTAACCACATCTCAAGAATTGTACGCTTATCCTGTAAGCTCTAGTTGGGTTGAAGGTGAAGGAACGCGTGGTGACAGCCCAATAACATTAGAGGGAGCTAGTTGGAAATATAGAGATGGCTCTACAAATAAAAGTTTTTGGAGTGGTTCAGCAACTGAAGCTGAAGGTGGTGCTTGGTATGATAATTACTACGGATCACAATCATTTCAATTTGAGACATCAGATATGCGAATGGATGTTACTCCTGTTGTTAATAAGTGGTTAGATAGTACATATGTAAACGATGGTTTTATAATTAAAAGAAGTGGAAGTTTTAATAATGAAGACACTAATACTGATGAGGGAAGTTCAGAAAGATTAGGAGAGTTCAAATTTTTCTCTAGAAATACACATACAATATATCCACCAAAATTAGAAGTAGAGTGGTTTGATGCTAAATGGAACGCAGGTTCATTATCAGCATTATCGTCAACTGAATTAGAAGATTTGTCTTTCTATATGAAAAGTTTAAGACCTGAGTATAAAGAAAAATCAAAAGTAAAATTTAGAATAGTCGGTAGGGCTAAATATCCTACTAAATCTTATTCAAACACTAGCTCAGAATACCTAACTGTAAAAACATTACCTAGTGGTAGTGTAGAAAACATAGGCGGAGATGGTACTTACTATTCGGTAAGAGATACTCAAACTGAAGATGTTATCATACCTTACGGTACAGGCTCATTAGTAAGCTGTGACTCAACAGGAAACTACTTTAACCTTTGGATGAATGGTTTACAGTCAGAAAGATATTACAAGTTTGAGTTTAAAGTTATTAGTGGAAGCAATACAGTCGATGAAACCGTACAATACT